TAGATGGATTGTTAGGTGGTAAACTAAGCGCTCCATTTGTTGCAATTAAATCTTACTTGACTAAAGTTAGAGATGCACTAAAAGTAGGTGATAAGGTAGATGACCTTATTCTTGGTGCAAAGACTGCTATTGCAAATCTAAAAACATTCTTTGGTAACTGGGTAGGCAAACTCAAAATTGCAGATAAAGTAGATGACATTGTACTTGGTGCAAAAAACGCTGTTGCATCTATAAAAACATTCTTCAGTGGGTTTGTTGGTAAACTCAAAATTGCAGATAAAGTAGATGATGTTATACTTGGGGCAAAGAATAGTGTTGCTGGTATCAAATCATTTTTCAGTGGATTTGTTGGTAAACTAACACCAACTTCACTTGGTGTAGTAGATGATATTATACTTGGTGCAAAGAATAGTGCTACATCTGTAAAATCATTCTTTGGTGGATTCAAAGGTGCGTTTACACTTACTGACACAGCAACTGACTTGTTAGCACCAGTAACAAAAACTATTAGTACTATCAAAGCATTCTTTAATCCATTTACAACACTAAAACTTATGGGTTCTGGTGCTGGTGCAGTAGGTAAAACTGCTGAAACAGCAGTTGATGGTGCAAAGGCTGGTGTCAAATCAATTCAAGGTATTATGGCAACAGTTAAATCATTCATGTCTCCTCTGAGACTTGGTGTAGTTGCACTGGATGCTGGTATGGCAGTGTTCCAACCTATAATCAAGTTTGCTGGTACACTTGGTACAGTACTTGGTAAAATATTCATGCCTATCACAATTCTTATGTCTGTGTTTGACTTAGTAACAGGTTTCATGGATGGTTATGATGAAGAAGGCACAATCATTGCTGGTATGGAAGGTGGTATCAGTAAGATGCTAGTTGGACTTGTAGGTATTCCACTTGATTTCCTTAAAGCAGGTATTGCTTGGTTGGGAACAAAGATGGGATTCGACATGAAATGGTTGAGCGAATTCTCATTCAGTGATATGATTAGTGGATTAGTAACCAAAATCTTTGATGGTATTCAAGGAATGGTTGACTTTGTTAAAGACTTATTTGACTTCTCTGACTTAACTATATTTGAAGTATTTGGTAAACTAATCGATATTGTATTCGCACCATTAAACCTTGCAATTAACTTTGTTAAGGGGTTATTTGGATTTGGTGACCCAGACGAACCTTTCTCATTGAGTGGTTTGATATTTGATACTGTGGCAGACATATTTGATTGGTTCAAAGGTTTGTTTGATATTGATATTATGGGACTCGTTAAATCTATTCCAGGCGCTGGTAAAGTATTAAAGTTCTTTGGATTCGGCGAAGATGAATCAGCAGTACCAACAGAAGATATGTCTCTAGATCAACAAATTGCAGCTGCAAGGGATAGAATCGCAAGAAGTGAAGGTGGTGAAAACGTCTACTCTGGTAGAGATTCTAAGGGTATGGCAAAAGATGCAGAACTTATTGAAAAATTAGTTGCAGAAAGAGCTCTTGCATTAGAAACTGCAAACGCAGCCTTAGAAGCAGCAAAAGAGGAAAAAGAGAATGCAAATGGTGGAACAACAATCTTACAAGATAACTCGACTACTGTATCTCAACAAGGTGGTGCAAGAATGGCAATGCCAATTCCAGTTTCAGATGAATCAGTTCGTTTCCAACAATCTCAAGTTCCAGCAATGTAGGTGTGATATTCAAGTTACACATTTATAATAATATAGTTACTACTTGACAAATTAGAGGTTTCCCAGTATAAGTAAAGGTGTGAAAATAATTCACAGATATACAAGGAATTTCTAAAAATGAAAACATCAATCTTAGCTGCAGCAGTAGTTGTTGCAGGCACACCACTATTAGCTGAAGATGGTTTACACTTCGGCGGTGAACTAAAATCACTTTACAACGTAGACAAGTCAACAACTTCAGTAACAGTTAAACCTTCTGCAACATATGGCATGGGTAAAACAGAACTAGAAGTAAGTTCAGTAATCTCTGCATTTGATTCTACTGCAACAGACAACATGACATTGTTTAACACATTGGAAAAAGGTTCACGCCCAACTATTGACCTTTCTGCAACATACAACTGGACAGACTCTTTGGAACTAGAAGCAAAATCTTCTTGGGACGTAGATGCAGCTGCTCGTGGTGATGTCACAATCGGTGCTACATTTAACTTCTAAATTTATAAAAAAATAAAAAAAAGGAAAGGCAGTAATTGCCCTTCCTATTCTAATCTTCGTCTGGTATTAACCAACCTGTTTCAGTTACAACAAATCTATCGCCAGGTTTATAAAGATAGTGTTCTTTCTGAGTACCATCTTTTGCGACACCCATAACTTCACCTTCCCAATCACCTTTTACTTTAAATGCTCTACCTGCTTGGTCTATATTATAGTCAAGCCACATCATTGTGCTAACTCCTCTTTCACAAACTTATTCATAATTTCAGTTGGATTACCAATGTATTCAAAATATCCATTTGGGCCTATTCTGAACTCATCACCTATATTGAATTTCATGTTATCAATAACATAGAATTTATCGTCTTGTTTCGATTCCTTTAGAATACGAAACCCATTGTCGAATTTCATCAACCGTAAATCTTTCCACATGGTCTCTCACCTTTCTATTTGGTTGTTGCTATGAATACACCATTCCAATTATCTGGTAGGTCTTGTGTTTTCATATATTCACACCTTTCAATCCACATCTCATAGTACTTATCAATTTGTCCACCAAATTCGCCTGTCAGTTCCTTACATAATTTAATAGATTTGTCGAATTTCATTTCAGTGTAACATTGTTGCATCAATTCATGTTTCTTTTGGGCGTCACTATCACAATGATTATCTATCACCGTGTAGATTCTTATTCCCACAGTCTTACCTTTGACTGCAAGTTCATCTACCTTTAAGTAGAAGAAATCTTCTTTGGTTGCATCATAGGTGTTCTCACCTACCAACAACAAGCAACCATACTCTTTACATTTCGATTCTATTCTTGCGGCAGTACTTACTGCATCCCCAAGCACGTCATAACTATGTCTTTTAGTTGAACCCATCTCGCCAAGATACCCAAGGCCAGTATTAATACCAGCCCCCATACCAATTGCTGGTCTGCCGTCTTTTGTGATCTTCTCATTGAACTTCTCCACTGCTTTTAACATGTCTAGTCCACACTGCACTGCTGTCATAGGATGATACTCATCATCTAAAGGTGCGTTGTGAATATGCATTGACGCATCACCAATATACTTGATAATCATACCGTCTGCATCTAGAACTGGTTGTGTAATTGCATCCATGTAACCATTCATTAAGTTTGTTAAACCTTTAACATCATCTCCGAATGATTCACCTAATGGAGTGAACCCTCGTAAGTCAGAAAAACATATAGAAATTTCTCTCTTCATACCTTCTTTAATCATTGCTGGATTTTCCTGTAACATCTTAACGATGGTAGGAGAACAGTATCCAGCAAACTGTTTCTTAATTGCTTGTTTCTCAAAAAACTCTTTTACGAACCTGTTGAATATTGCATGGAATCCCACTAGTGTTGTTACGATAACAACCCAACTCCAATCTATCAACCACAGATAATTCATAAAGTAATAATACGAACCATAAACTGCTCCAACTGGAATTGCAACAATCATTATACCAGACAACCAATACGGGCCTCTGTTTGCAACTAGTATAAGAAGTAGTCCAAGTCCAATCGCAGATAACCATTCTAAGAATGTTGATTCTGGGAATCTAACCAATGTCTCACCATTAAGTATTCCCTGTAATGATACTGCATTTGGTACATACGAGTATTGTTCCCCTGTAGGGGTTGCAATGATAGAACCAATACCTTCAGCAGTTGGTGCAATCATTACTATTTTACCTTCAAGTGTCCAGAAGAAATCCTCATCTGTAGCACTCATAGTATCGAAATCTTTATTGTATCTTAACCAGATTCTACCAAATGAATCTGTCTTGATTGTAGGATATGATGGTACACGCATTGCTGTGATACCACCTTCTTGTGTCTTAACTTGATATGAGGGGTCTCCAGTTGCAACACGAATAGTTTCCATTGCAATTGATGGGAATACTTCTTCACCAACTCTCATTAAAAGTGGTAAACGTCTTACAACTCCGTCAATCTCTGGTACGGTTGATATAACACCAACACCGTCTGCATTCAAACCTAATAGTTCAATTGGGCCCAACATACCATCCCACTCAAATAACCAAGGGAGTGGGTCACCTATCTTAGCGACTCCACGAGGCACTGCATTCTTATTTGTTTGGGATGTACCAGTTTGTGCAATGATGATACCATTACCTGCCAACGCTTGTGCCAAGTCCATATCACCACCAAGTCTATCTTCTTCTGAGAACAAGACAGGAAGTATGATTACTCCAGCACCAGCATCTCTGAGTTTCCAGATTAAATCTGCAATGACAGTTCTCTTCCAAGGCCACTGTCCATACTCTTCAATTGCTCTTTCATCTATTTCGACTATTGCAATATCTTGAGATGTTGTAGGAACATCATACTGTTGGATTAAATCAAATGATTTTAAACGTAGAGTTTCCTTAACAAAGGGGTCACTCCAACCAATAAAAGAAATAATGCTAAGGGTTATAAGGGCAGTCGCCCAGTGTGTTATCCATTTCATCGTTCTATTTATGGCTTAGTTCTGAGTAACCGAAACCGAACAACCAGAACCATTTGTACATATACCAGTAAGAGAATATGTCCTATCAGAATTATCTGTTTGTTCTAAATCTAAAGTGTAAGCACCACCACCATTTGTGATGTCTATATTTGCAGTGTGGTCGGCATAACGCTGGAATACATCAACAGTGTGTCCATCACCATCTATTTCAATGTCTGCAAATTGGTCATCACTACCGTTACCTCGTTGTGATAGTTCAACGTCATTACTATCACCGTCTATTGCAATAAACCCATCATGGTCACCAGAACCACGTTGTGTGTGTTTTACAGTGTTACTATCACCAGTGATGTAGTTTGCAATATGTTGTCCACCATTACCGTTATCATCTGTTTGATAACTTGCAAGGCTATTACTATCGCCATTGACTATCCAGTAAACCTCATTATCACCAGTTTCATCTGTATCTATATGGCCATCTTCATGTTTACCCTGCCAGGCTTTGACATTATTACTATTACCATTAACTATTACATATGCATAATTGTTGTCTTGTTTATGGATTTGTATATCAACATTATTATAGTCTCCATTCAATATTTCTGAATACACAACATTACTATCTCCATTATCAATAGTGAGACTCATATTATTATCGTTGTCTCCACCATTACCTATTTCGCTATGAGTAATATTGCTATTACCATCAATATCAACAGACATGTTATTGTTGTTTCCGTGATTGTCCATTTTGGATATATTAAGATTACCATCTTGTGTAAGACTCATCTGCTGATTGCCACCATGAGTCCAAACTCTTACTTCATTAGTATTACCTGTTTGATTGAATGAGACTGTTTTGTTGTTTCCAGACAGTTGTGCATCTCCATAGCCTGATAATGCTTCAATTTGATTATTTTCTCCGTCTTGCACAATAGTTATATCTGTATTGTCACCAACTTGATTAACGTAAATGTCATTTGCAAAACATGGTAATGTTATAAGAACAAGACTAATCGATTTGAATAATAGTGACTTCATTTCTCCCACTCTCTCCTATGCGAATATCATAAAATTCTAAAGCATCTTGTTTTAAGTTTATATTGTATGTATTGTTTTTGTTAAGATTCATCTCAAATATATGACTACCACTATCTCTTCTGAATAACCAGTTCGTTTCTTCATCATATATCTCAATGCCTGTGTCTGGGTCTTTACCTAACTTAATACCATCTGCACTCTTCTCAAACTCTCCTCGCATTTGTAGTGCAAGTTGTCTATTCAATACATCAAGAATATCTACTAAAAATGTATTTGCAAGAAAGTCTATATCCAAACCTGTCTGCCATATCTTTCTTTCGTCTATCTTTAGTTCATCCTCTGAAAGTACATCAAAGTCTAAAAAGTCTATACCTAAGAAATCTGCAAGTTTTTCAACTCTTATCTTTTCTAATTGGTCATCAATTTCTACTGGTGTTCTTCTTATCAAAAGATTCAGAATACTACGTTCATCCAAATCCAATACAACTGGTCTCATAGGAGTTGCATAAGGACTAGGAACAACTGTTGCCTGAAATGCTTGATTCATTATAACCATACCAACTTCAGAAGCTACTGATATTTCTCCGACAACACAAACAAAGTTTGAATTACATGATGGTAGCAATACAATAGTAGAAGAACCTAACTCATCAACTGTCATTGAGAAGTCTGTACCTCTGACACCCACTGTTGCAGTTGGTGTTTTAATCTTTACGTTCTGTCTTGAGTTTTTAGCAATCTGTCCAGACGCATATCGTATCGTCCCAAAAGATGCTTTTAGTGATAATGAGCCTTTCTTAGTATTAGGGTCATATACAAAATCATCGATAACTAACTTAGAGTGTTCAGTAACATCGACTCGTGTTTCATCTATAAACTGAATCGCAGTTCTTCCGTCTTTAGTACGAACCGTGTCCATACTTTCAACATCAAACTCTTTTTCAATCTCTTTAAAGGTATCACTACCTCTTTCTATATTTGTTCTACCCTTTTGCTCAATAACATCCCCCACTTTAGCATAAAGTAGAGTAGGGAATATTAAAAGTAATAAAAGACTAGTCTGTCTGAGATATGTCCACATCAAAACTATCACCTGCTATAGTCATATCGACTACGTTATCATTGATTCCACTTTGCACGATGTCTACTGTTCCACCACCGCCAGTGATTCCAAGGTTAATAGTATGTCCGTCCGAATCACCATCACCAGTTTGTGTTGTTGTGATAGCGTTACCTTCATTTGAACCAGTACTTGTTGTTGCAGTACTGTTTGAGTTGTTCATAACAACAGTTAACGCTGCAGATTTACCATTAATGGTAGACGCAATAATGTTATGGTCTCCTGTCGTAGTAAAGTTAACCACTGCATTATCTGAATCAGCTGATTCACCAATATCAAATGTATATGCGTTGGTATCTCCTGTAGTTGTAATATTTAATGTTACAGTATCACAACTCCCTGCTGATGCTGAACTACAATCTAAGTCTACAGTGTTATCTGAACCAGTAAACTCCCAAGTACCTGTATAAGTTGCACCTTTGATTGTTGCTACAATAGCGTTATTACTTCCTGTTTGCGTGATATCAAAATTCATATCATCACCATTAATCACTGCATCCGTAGTGCTTGTACCTATCTTGTTATCAGTACCATCTTGTGTGATATCCAAATCAAGCGTGTCCCCTGCTTGTGTAATATAAATGTCATTCGCATGTACTACGCCGACAGATGCCATAACAAAAATGAAAGAACTTATTATTATATTTTTCATAGTTCTAACGATTCGTTTATTAAACTTAATCGTCCTCTTTAGTTATGTAAAGGTCTTGTTCAAAGTCCCACAAGCCTTTCTCTTCTCCTTTGTAAATCATATCAATAATCGCTTGATCGATAGCAGTCTTAACTGCCACAGATGTTGGTTCGTTTGCCGCAGCGCCCGCCTCAAATTCAAATGCTCTTGTTCCCATTTCAAAGAACCTAAACACATTGAAGTCATCCTTCACACTAGCAATTGTTTTAGTAACATTTGTAGTTAACAAAACTTTACCAGAATTTACTGAAACAAGTCTCATTGAAACCGTTACTTGGTCAGTTCTATATGATGTATCCCCACCAACACCAAAGTAACGAAGTCCTGTACCGCCACTTATAATATTAGTATCGTATCCAATAATCCCACCTTCCAAAATTAAACCTGCTAGTTTCAGAGGTTTTAGTTCTGGTTTGTTTTCACCCTTTTCATATTGTTCGTATGTGGATTTCGCTAACTGTCTTTCTTTAACTAAGTTGTTGAGTCCACCTCTTTCTATTACTGTAAACCAATCTCCATTAGCTGCACATTGTAATGCATCAATAACCCATGAATCTGCACCTTGTGTTACCGCAGTAGATAACTGAGAAAATCTTTGACTTGGTTTTCTTTGTCCTGTCAAATCTTTAAACTCATAAACTGCAATCGTCATAGGTGGAGCATCTAATAATGGCAAGTTCTCTAAATTATGTTGTGTACTAGCAACAAAATCTTTTGGTGGTTTAACATCTAAATTCTGTTCTACCGTTGTTGCACACCCACCAAGAAAACACGTTAATATTAAAAATAATAATGCCTGTTCCATGTATTAAAATCCAAATCCATCTAAGGGAACAGTTATCTCTGTAAATGTTCCATCTTCTTCAGTTATTTGTACTGTGATTGTATTCGCAGTTACATCTTTTACCCAATAGATAGTTGCACCTTCTAACTCAGCAGTACCAGTAAGCGCACCATCTTCCTCAAACATACCATCCACAAGATTCTTGGATATTTGAGCATATATACGAGACTCTACGTTATTAATAAACTTATTGATTGTCTCGTTTTCTTCTTCTCTTTTTAATCTTCTCTCTTCTGCTTCTGCATCCGTTCTAAGTTTTTCCTTACGTTGATACTGAAGTTGTTCTATTGATAAAAAATGTTGCGACTGTCCAACACCATTAAAGGATGGACTACCAAATTCGTGTACTAAATCCTGTGCCTGACTAAGAGTCGGGCTTATCAGAATTATTCCTACTAACAGGGTTTTGCACAAATTGTTCACTGTTACTACCATATTTTTTCACTATCTCCTCAAGGTCACCATCTAATGGTTTTCCTGTTTTTTCGTAATGTTCTAATAACATTGCAAGTTTTGTATTTAATCTTATCATATCATTATCTAACATTCTCACCCTGTCTACCAATGCAATAAGCGTACCTTGTGCTTGTGCGATTACAGGGTCAATAGTCTTTGTTACCCACTGCCATATAAAATATATGAAGTAAGCCATTCCACATGCGGCTATTAAGGGAAACCCGTACTGACTAATTACGTTCGCTAATTCTTCCAACCATCTTCCCCCTTAATCACGCCTTGCGTCATCTTTACCTTCGTTTGCAGCAATCCTATCAATATTAGGTTTTACTCCAAATGCATAACTCATCAATGCATCTATCTTAACTAAATCGTTATTCATCGTCTGAACACGATTGTCTAATGCACCAATAATGTTTTTAAGGGTAGTTACACTTGATGTAACTCCATCAAGTATGAAACCAATCGTAAGAAAAACAAAGTAACCAGCTGCCAATGCTCCCGCTATTGGAGCTCCGACTTCACCAATGAATTGAAATACATCCATATATACTCTCTCTCTAGTGTACTATTAAATTACCCTATCTAAAAATTCTCTCATCGCATCTATTTATCAGCGTTCTATTACCCAAAATTCCTTTGGTGAGGTAAATGTTTGTTCCCATTGGGCATTCACTACCCTGTATTCCCAATAGATATGATTAACATATACTACACACAGAGCTATTATAATACCACAAATCAGAAAATATATCTTTTCTCTTTTGGTAAAAAAGTGGTCGTCATTCCAATTATCCATGATACTCTCCTCTGTATATATTTATGCTTTGTCATTGTTTTGACAACAATGGATATTTGACACATAAAAAAAGGGTCAACACCGAAGTGTTAACCCTTTTCCCAATCCGAAGATTGTTTCTCTACTAGTTTCTGGTTCTTTCAGTGTGAATCCAATTCAACCACCAAGGAATTCTGTTGCCCAGCAGACCTTATCCCACGTTACTCGTTAGCAAGTTTCTCAAAGTACGACATTGCATCGTCATCATTATCACTTGAAGCAGAGAATGGTGCGGCTTGTGGTTCTGGTGTTGGAGTTGATGTAGGTGGAGTAAAGTCCACTGTATCTTCCTCAACAATCGCAGCAGCAGTCTTTGCAGTTGCTACTGTGCCAGACAAAACGGCATCTAGTCTTGCTTTCAACTCATCATATGATTTGAAATTACTAGGAGCTGTGAAATCAGCGAGTGAATGAGTTTTACCATAGATAGTCTCTAGTTCCTCATCCGTTGGTTTCAATTGTACAGGGTTGTCAAACTCTGACTTGTCATAGTTCCAATATCCATCAACCTTACGAATCTTCAGTTTGAAGTTTGCACCTTCCCATAAATCAAATGGGTTGATTGGTGTTTCATCTGCAAATTCTGGTTGCATTGCTTCCATGATTTTGTCATAGATTTTCTTACCGTATCTATACAACATTACTTTACCATTGTTTTCTGGATTCATTGTATCCTCAACAACGTAGATATTTGAGTAGTATTGCAATTTACGTTTCTGTTTCCTTGCAATCTCTTTATCTGACTCTACACCAGAATTCCATAATGCAGAGTTAAACTCTGACACAGGGTCGTTCTGATTCATAGTAGTCAAAGAGTTCTCAATGTACCACTGTCCAGTTGGGCCTTGGAATGCGTGATTCCATAAACGTACCCAAGGTAGTTCCTCACCAGCAGGAGCAGGCAAGAAACGAATTACGGCATAACCGTTACCCGACTTATCTACTACAGGTTTCCACAGACGTTCATCAACGTATGATTTCTTTTCTGTGTTAGGTGCATCGTCCTTTTGGACTTGTTGAAGTAATTTATCCAGACTGTTCTGGTTTCTTAGTGCTGAAATTGACATATTTTTTTCTCCGTATGTTTTCGTATGTTAAAGTATTTCACGTTTTTCATTATGTAACATTATATATAATACATTAAAAGTGGCCTGAAGTCAATAGTTTTTTCAAACTATATTGACTTTATTAATGGAAAGATTTTAGCAATCTCAATCGCACATTTCTGTGCAACTTCCATATGTTCCTTTTGCGTTCCGTTCTCAGAACGTAACTCAATATAATGTACCCATGAACGTAATGTACCGTTCATGTAAAGTCGTGTCTTAGTCAAACCTTCTGGTAAGACAGCACGTGCTTGTTCTTTTGCAATACCATTGTCAATTGCCCATTGGTATGCTTGTTTTGCTTGATTGATGACTCCATGTTGTCTGCGTTGCCAGTCTGTAATAAGTTCAACTGTCTTTGCATCCATTTGGATATTAGCATCATTCTCAATCTCAATAGAATTCTGTCTATTCTTAGTGTCCTGTAAACGACATTCTCTTGTCGTAAATGCGTCACCCATTGCAGATGGTTCTGCATATCTCTGACTGAATTCTTGGAATGCGAAACTACGATGTCGCACAATTTGATGTGCAATATCTCTAGTTGTGTCAATCTCTATGCAAGCCGATGCCATTTCGAGTGGCGACCAGTGTTTGTTTTTAACGAGGTATTTGATAAGTTTTTCACTCGTTTCGTGACTTGCTTGATTGGCTGGATTGGAGACACGGGCGCAATACGCAATAAGTTCTTGGATATCTTCCCCGACATATAAATCTCCTTCTGGTGGTTGTGAATAACTAATTAGTCTTGCTTGTGTAAGCATTTGTTTTGTTTCCTTATGTTCTACCATTCTCTAGTCCACCTTTTTAAAATAATTTCAATAAGAGCAGTTTTACATCTTACTCTAGGATGGTGTCCTAGTTACTGCGTTGGCGGTAACGTGGACGATAGTTAGTGCTATTTTGATTGGATAATTCACCCAACCGTTTAGTAACATCTGCATCTCGCTTTTGCAAGTCTGCATTATCACCCTCTAACACTTTCACTCTTGAGATTGCTTCTTGCAATTTTGCACGAAAGAAATCTCGTTCTCGAATGATTTCGTCTGACATTAGAAAGTCTCCTTTATCAGCTTGAGTAGTTGCGATTTACATTTCTCTCTATTATAAGAAAGAAACACTCCATACTTGACGATTATTCGTCTTGCATCTGGCCAAATCAAGTCATTTTTCATATCCTCATCATGCTGTTTGACATATGACAATAACCCTTCTAAGATTACCATCGTTTCTAATCGTATCCTCTTTGCGAGGAAGTTCTTTAATAATACACTATGTTGTCCGTTTTGGCAAGAGAAAATTTCATTAAAGTTATCAACTTGCAAACATAATAGTGACATATCATTCAAAAAATTATATGACAAAGATTGTTTAGTTTTACTCCACTCCATATAGTTCTCCTCACTAAAGTCACCTATATATCCTTTTGGTGATTTAGAGAAGTTCGCAATGAAGTACTCTAATGTCTTATCGTCATATTTTCTTGCTGTTTTAGCAAAGAAATTCCTGTCCCTTCTTTTTAAAAATGATGCCTTGGTTGCTGAGGTTTTACCACCATACTTCTTATAGTCGTAGTCTGTAGTAAAGTGCAATTTCAGACCAATGTACATCCGATAACAATCCCACGCTTCCATTAGAAATATCCTATAGTGGTAAGGTTGCTACTCGTGGCAAGAAATTTAATTCCCTTGCATCTGCTTCTATCTTTTCCTTGAGTGGTTTGGAGATTAAAGGTGCGACTGCATCTGGCTCCATTGAATGTTTTTCACAATAGTCTAGTATTGCATCCATATATGTAGTTTGTCCAAGTCCAGCATTTACCATCTTTTCAATCATCAATGCAAACTTCTTGGGTGTCATCACTGCAAGTTCTTCCAAATTGTTCTTCATAACAAATCTCCTATTGAGCGTTTGATTTGGGAGAGAGCAGAAAGGATACCCTCTCCCAAGTCTTATAAAGCAGAGCCAGTGTATAAGTGCTGGGTGCAACGAACAGACTAACCGTAGGTCTGTATGGACGTATTAAGGCGTCACCCTTTCAATCTAATTCTGAAGTACATCAAAATCTTTTCTTTGCGTTTTCGCTCTTCCTTCAGTTTGCGATAACACCATGCTTGATATAAAGTCATA